AGAGGGAACTATATACTTGACGGAACAGAATCGAGCAAGGTATGGCTCCCGAGCGTGAGAGGCCGGAAAGCAAAACGGGCGTTTCTTTTGTTGAGGTGACGCCCGAGCTTTCAGAAGCTCAGATATTGGCGGGCCTTGCTGAGTTGTGGGGTTACGACTCTGAGATGGAAAACGGACGTGACGTGGTTATTCGTCTTGTGGCTGCAGTGGAAGCAGCACGCCGCGCTTCTGCATCCAGTCCGCGAACGCCACAGCAGCCGTGACGATTTCGTTGGCGGCAGCTTCCAGTTCTGAGATCGTCACTTTGACTTCGGTGTCCGCCAATCGGCCACCCGCGGTTCTTACCGTGTGGCGGTAAAGTTCGTCTCCGCGTACTTCCCACGCTGCATGGACGAATCTGTTTCTAGAGGCATAAGCTTTCCTGATGCCCTCGATTGCCTTGCGGAGTCCAGAAGGCGGTGAGGACGCCGCCCAAGCCTTTCACCAAGCCGGCGAAAGGCAAGGGCGGACGCCCAACTCAGAGGTCTAAGGAGAGTTGATCAGGTGGTATCGGCTTGGCGCCTGGGTAGCGCTTGCCTGTGATCACCTCGCTGATTCGGCCTTGGTTCAGGCCGAGAATCGCCGCAGCTTGGTGTTGCTTCAGGCCGCACACCTTAACCAAGGTTATGGCCTTGTTGGCGAGTTCCGCCGACATGGGCGGCGTTGGCTTCATCTTCATAACGTCTTCTGTCCTTTGCTAAAAAGAGCAAAGGATGCGCCCGGTACGCACTTGCTACGGGACGCGAACGGACGCATTGTAACGGGGTTTCAGGATCTAGCCGGGCGCGATCCCTGCTCGATCTTTCGGGCGCTGATGTCTCACCATCAGCGCCCGATCCTTTAGCAGAAACAGCGCTAAGAGTCGAATCCGGCTACGTTTTTCGACACTTTCTCCATCTCAGGAAGTGCCGAGCCATCTGAACGGAGGCTGACATGCCACGCAGGACATGGACCCAATGGGCGCAGTCACGCTCCGCTAACGTGTGGGTAGGTGAGGGTGTTATTGCGTTCGCGCTCTGCTGCTTCGCCGTTTCGGCCTACTTCAACGCCCGATATGCCGGCAGCCTCGGCCAGGACGAGGCCATGCAGACCGCGATGAAGATTGCCGGCTTCAGCATCGCCGCCTTGCTGGCCCTGCTCGCCATCGGCAAGCACCTGATCGACACCGAGCGATTCCGTGGCGCCAAGGGCAAAGCCCTGATTCTCGTCGCCTGCCTCGCTGTTGTTGAGGTCTGGTCAGCCATGGGCTCCATCGTTACCGGCCGAAGCGACATGGTTGGTAGCCGTAAGATCGAGGCAACCAGCGTTGCTAATGCCACAGCTGATCGCGCTAGGCTGCAAGCGGAAATCGCCAAACTTAAATCCACCCCGCCGGCCGGTACGCTCCGCGCCCAGCTCCAGGGTATGCAGGCACAGCAGTTCTATGCTGCCACCAAAGCGTGCACCACAAACACCGGCCCTTATAACAACTCTTGCCGCCGCTATGCCTCTGTCGCTGCTCAGCTTGGCACGGCCGAACGCAAAGAGAGCCTAGAGGCCCAGCTTGCCGCAGCAACCGGCACCATCGCCCATGCGCGCGGTGCTGCTCAGTCCGGCGCAGATCCGCAAAGCGCCGCCTTGGCAACCACGCTCGGCTTTATCGGCATCATGGCGTCGCCTGACACCATCGGCCTTCTAGCACCGCTAGGGATTGCGTTGGTTTTGATGCTCGCGGGCTGGTGGGGGATCGAAATCGGGTTTGCCATCCGTGGCATTGAGCTTGCCGCTGCTGCAAGACCCACCGGCGCCCTGAACGACAACATCCGTCAGTTTCAGGCGCCCGCTGCGCCGTCTTTTACTCAGCCCCTAGCAACTAATGGGCTGCTCGAATTTGCTTCAAGAACATCAACAGCCAAGGTAGCCTGACAATGAGCGCCGACGCCAAGCTGCTTCCAATTCTCAAGCAGAAGCTTGATAAGGTCAAAGGGTTTTCTGTTCTTATCGATGGTCCGTTGGAATTTTTAATGTGGCTCGCAGTGGCCACACTCACGGTGATTTTCATCGCCACTGTAGCCAAGACGGCGGGGCTGTATCCTAAGTGGCTAGGCATACCCACTGCGGAATACTTGCACCTGCTGTATGCTGCCGGCTTTGTGTATTTGCTGAGGCGTTGAGATGTTTGCCGGCGAAGCGGAGCCGGAGCCAACACGTTGATAGTGCAACCCGTCTTTGATTTGAAATCGAAGGAATCAAACAGTGCCGCGCGGCGGTAAACGAGATGGAGCAGGACGCAAGAAGGGCAGCCACGATAAAGTCACGCGGCTGCGCGCGTCCATGATCGCCAAGGCCGTGCACGCCAACGGCACGCCGCTTGATTATCTGCTTGAGATCATGCGGGATGAAGCGGAGACGTTTGAAAACCGCTTCGCCGCTGCTGTCGAGGCGCTGCCCTACGTGCACCCAAAGCTTGCGCCGATGCACCATAGCGGCGATCCCGACAAGGCGCCGGAAACAGTCACACGAATTGAGCTGGTTGCGCCCGCTGCTGCGATTATGAGGTCGCTTAATGGATGACGAATTAAGGGAGTGGGCGGACAAGCTGCTGCAAAAAAAACGAGAGTTGTTCGAGGGTAAGTCTTCGCTGCCCTATGCGGTCGTGCTGCCGCCTGACGACTATGACAAGTTCGTTATGGGGACAGAACCGGAGTGGCGATTCTGTTTGGGCACTGAGCCACGCGAAAACATCATGTTCTATGGCGGTAAGGTCTTTGCCATTCGCGGCAGCGATGGCCAAACGGACTGGATTGTCGAGATGAACGCTCCTGGCGCGGATGGCGACCGTCCAAATTGAACTGCCCCCCAAGCTGCTGCCGATATTCACGGGCGAGGCCGACGTGAGGGGAGCCTTTGGCGGCCGAGGGTCAGGCAAGACCCGCAGTTTCGCCAAGATGACAGCGGTCAGAACGCTGATGTGGGATAGGGCCGGCCGTGAAGGCATCATCCTATCTGGTCGGCAGTTCATGAATTCGCTCGACGATTCCTCAATGGAGGAAATCAAGGCGGCGATCCGATCCGAGCCTTGGCTTCATGAGCACTTCGAGATCGGTGAGAAGTACATCCGCACCAAGTCGCGGCGCATCTCCTACAAGTTCGCCGGCTTGGATCGTTCGCTAGACAGTATCAAGTCAAAATCCCGCATCCTGCTTTGCTGGGTGGACGAAGCCGAGCCGGTCACCGAGGAAGCTTGGATCAAGCTCATCCCGACGTTGCGTGAAGAGGACAGCGAGCTATGGGTGACATGGAACCCGGAAAGCAAGCGCTCCCCAACGCACAAGCGGTTTCGGGAAAGCCGGCCAGACCCCCGCGTCAAGATCTGCGAGATCAACTGGCGCGACAACCCGTGGTTCCCGTCCGTACTCGAGCGGACGCGGCAGCGGGATTTGAGAGATCGGCCGGATCAATACGAGCACATATGGGAAGGCGCGTTTGCAACGGTCTTCGAAGGCGCCTACTACGTCAAGGAGCTGCTGGCAGCGCGCGAGCAAGGGCGCATTAGGTCGGTCGTCGTTGATCGCCAGCTTCCCGTCCATACGGCCTGGGACCTGGGCATCGGTGACAGCACCGCAATTTGGTTTTTCCAAGTCGTCGGCAAAGAAATCCGCGTCGTCGACTTCTACGAAAGCCACGGCCAAGGCTTGCCGCACTACGCGCAAATCCTGGCTAGCAAGGGTTACACCTACGGTGACGATTGGGTTCCCCACGACGCCAAGGTTAGAGAATTAGGCACCGGCCGCACGCGCATCGAAACACTGCAAGGGCTGGGGCGCAAGCCGCGACTGGTGCCTAACCATACACTGCAGGACGGCATCAACGCCGTGCGTGAGAGCCTGCAATATTGCTGGTTCGATGCGGAGCGTACCGACTACGGCCTCGACGCGCTGCGCCAGTATCGCAGCGAGTACAAAGAGGATGAAGCGGTCTTCAACGACCGGCCGCTGCACGACTGGACATCGCACGCAGCCGACGCCTTCCGATATCTGGCTATGGCCTGGCGCGAGATGCAACCCGAGAAGCCCAAAGAGCCGCCGAAGGACCGCGTTGTGTTCGAGGTCATCGACGGGCAGCTTCGCAGCAACATGACCGTGCGGGAAATCATAGAGGCTAAGCGCAGAAAGCGGATGGCGAATGTCTGACAACGAGACGACAGGCGAGATCGACAGCGAGGAGGAAGCGCTAAAGCGCGGCTTGCCGCTGCCTGCCGTCTATTTGAAGCACATCGAGCGCGCCAAGAAAGATGAAGAGGCGTGGCGCAAATCCGCCAAGGCCGCGATCACAGTTTATGAAGCTGGCCGGCCAGAGAAGGGCGAGGGCGAGACGCCAGCCTTCAACATCCTCCATTCAAATATCGAAACGACGGTTCCCGCGCTCTACAACTCAACGCCGATCCCTGACATCCGCCGCCGCTTTGGTGATGCCGATGGCGTGGCCAAGCTGGCCGTTGATGTGATCGAGCGCGGACTATCCTACACGGTCGACGAATACGATTTTGACGCCACCATGCGCGAAGCAACGCGCGATGGTGAACTGGCAGGACGCGGCACGGCGCGGGTGCGTTACGAGCCGACGACACAGCCACAGGTAGGGCCGGACGGCCAGCCGATGATGGGGCCAGACGGCCAGCCCATGCAGGCGGTCGGCAAGCAGCTTGTGACTTGCGAGCACGTCATATGGGACAAGTGGGGCCACGGTCCGGCCAGGGCGTGGTCCGAAGTGCCATGGATTTATTTTGAGCACGACTTCACTGAATCCGATTTGCGCGAGATCGGCGTTTCGGATGAGCGCATCACGTCGCTGTCGCTGAACGACCAGCACGAAGACGGCAAGGCCGAGGCGTCAACGGGCGTCGAGAACAAGGGCATCCTTAAGACCTGCCGCGTGTATGAGATATGGGACAAGCGGCACAAGGCCGTGTTGTTCATCGCGGAACAGGACAAGGAGCGGGTGCTAGCGGCAAAGCCGGACCCGCTGAAGCTGGTGAACTTCTTCCCGGTCCCGACGCCGCTGCAACCATTGCGGCGCCGCGCCGACCTAACACCGATCTGCCCCTATGAAGTTTACAAGCCGCTAGTCGAGGAACTTGACCGGGTCACGAAGCGCATTCGGTCTCTGGTCAATCAGCTTCGCGTGCGGGGCCTGATCGATCAGCGGCTTGCAAAAGACTTCGAGCGGCTGAAGTTCTGCGACGATGGTCAATACGAGCCGGCCGATGATGCGTCTGTGTTTGCCGGCGGCGGCGGGCTGGACAAAGCCATCGCGCATTGGCCAATGCAAGAAACCATCGCCGCGTTGCAGCAGCTTTACCAGCAGCGCGAGCAGGTCAAGCAGACGATCTATGAGGTCACCGGCCTTTCCGACGTGCTGCGCGGCGCGACGAACCCGAACGAAACGCTAGGCGCACAGCAGCTCAAGGCACAGGTGGGCAGTCAGCGGTTGAGCACCCGGCAGGGTCAGGTTGCCCGGTTTGCCCGCGATCTGTTCCGGCTCAAGGCCGAGATCATGTGCACGCATTTCTCGCCCGAGAATTTGCAGGCCATGACACAGGTGCAGATC